TCAGTTAAGAATAATATCCGCCTTTTGTTACAAACTGAACAAGGTGAGAGAGTATTTCAACCATTTTTAGGGATGGGTTTAAAACGATTTGTATTTGAACAAATTACAGAGGATACTAAAATTCAAATTGAAAATAATATTGTAGATGTATTTGAAACTTGGCTTCCATTTGTTGAATTAAAAGACATTCAAATAAGTTCTGATTCTGTGACAGAGGATAGTAATAAAATTAACATCAACATAGTATTTAGTATTAAGAGAGCATCAAATTCAACAGAGTCGGTTGGAGTAGTATTGGAGTAATTTTTATGGCATATTCAGAAAAACAAAAATATATACCAAGTAATGTTAATTACACAAGTAAAGATTTTTCAACTATTAAAGCTGATTTAATTGAATATACTAAGTCTTATTTTCCAAATACATATAAAGACTTTAATGAAACTTCTCCAGGTATGATGTTGATTGAATTGAGTAGCTATGTTGGTGATGTATTGTCTTATTACATTGATTACAATTATAAAGAAAATATTTTATCAACTGCAACTGAAAAAAGAAATGTTAGAAGATTAGCAGAATTCTTAGGATATAAAACTGCAAATAAAACAGCATCAATTGCAAAATTAAAAGTTACGACTAATATTGGTGTAGACAGTAATGGTAATCCAGATTATAGTGATGCTCCATCTTCTATTGGAACTGGATTACAAATAAAATCAAATGTAGATTCAGAATTAATTTTCGAGACTACAGGTGAAGTCGATTTCACAGTTTCTGGTTCTCCTGATACTCCTTCTATAAGTGCGCCTGATCTTGATGCTAATGGAGAAGCTTCGAGTTATACTTTGACAAGATATGTGAGAGCTATATCTGGAGAGACAAAATCAAAATCATTTACAGTTACAAGTCCTACTAAATTTTTAGAATTGGATTTGGGTGTAAATAATGTGGTTGAAATTTTAGATGTAACAGATAGTTCAGGACAAAAATGGTATGAAGTAGATTATTTAGCACAACAAAGAATTTTAAAAGAAAAACATTATAGTGATGATTCAACTAGAACAACTGGTTATGATCAAGGTGATGGTATTTCTGACAATTCATTGGTTACAATACCATACGTGATGGAGTATATAAATACTAATAAAAAATTAGTACAGAAATTTGATCAAGATTCAGATTCAACTAAGTTGATGTTTGGTAACGGTCTTTATAGATATAATCAAACTGGTTCACAACAAACAAGTATTTTTTCTGCAGTGGAACAAACTGGCTTGAGTTTAAATGGAACATCTTTTAGTTCGATAAATGCAACACTTAATGAACTTATTGCATCTAATAATTTGAACTTAGGTGAGACACCAGCAAATACAATAATGACAGTTAGGTATAGAGTTGGTGGTGGTAATGCTTCTAATGCACAAGTTGGAGAAATAACTGATGTACAAAATGCACCTTCTGGAGTTACTATTACGGTTACTAATGATGAACCAAGTTCTGGCGGTACTGATGGGCAAACGGTTGATGAGATCAAACAGAATGCAAGTGCTTTTTTCTCAACTCAATTAAGATGTGTGACACGAGAAGATTATCAGTCTAGAATATTAAGTATGCCAGCAAAGTTTGGTAATATAGCTAAGACGTATGTTGAAAGACTTGATGATACTGGCGGTTTAGTAGTTAGTACACTTTCATATAATCAAAACAGACAATTGGTTTCAACACCACAATTAATTTTACAAAATTTACGTACTTATATTGATAAATTTAGATTGATAAATGACCAATTGGATTTTGGATACACTATAAATGATACAATATTTTCTGGATATCATATTAATTTTGGTGTTAAATTCCAAGTTAATTCAGATCGTAGAATTAATTCAACACAAGTAAAATTAGATGTCATTGACGTTATAAAAGACTTTTTTAAAATTGATAAGATGCAATTCAGACAATCAATTAATTTAAATGATTTACAGTATAATATATTGGGATTAGATGGTGTAATAGGTATAAAAGAATTAAGATTATTTCAAAGAGGAAATGATATAGGTGTAAATAGAAATTTAGTTTATTACAGAGCTGATGGTACTTTATCAAATAATGGTGAATCTGGATATGGGTTTGAATATAATTTTCAAAATGCTTTAGAAAATGGTGTAATAAGACCATCAGTCACACCAGCTGTTTTCGAATTAAAAAATCCAAATAAAGACATTTATGGGAAGGTGATATAATGCATCGCTTTTTCTTCGCAACAAAAGATACGTTTATAGATAGTGGTTCAAGCACTTTAGATGGTGAAACATTTTTAGATAAGAATGTAGGACAAGATGAAATACTTGAATTAAAAAAGGTTTTTTATAATAGGACATTTAGAAACCCTACACGAGTTTTAATTCAATTTGATACCGATGAGATAGAAAATTTCATAAGTTCATCAAACATTGGTTCTACTTCTTATAGTGCGTCTTTAAGATTATATGAGACAAAAGGAACAAGTGGTTTATCAGAAACTTATGAAATAGCAGCTTATCCAATCAGTCAATCTTGGGACGAAGGAATTGGTAAAGAAAGTGATAGACCAAAAACAATAGAAGGTGCGAGTTGGAAATATAGAAAAAATAGAGATGGTGCCTCGGAATTGTCTTGGCAAACGCCTGGTGGAAAATATATAGCTGGTGATGAAGTAACACAATCATTTTCATCTGAATCGCCAGATATAAATATGAATGTTACACCTATTTTAAAAAAATGGTTTGGTAATGTAAATAAAAATTATGGATTTCTTTTAAGATTTTCTGGTAGTAGGGAAACATCAACTGGTAGTTTTGAAGATTTAAAATTCTTTTCAAGACAAACTAATACAATATATTCACCAAAGATTGAACTAAAGTGGGATGATCATGCAATAGTAACTGGAAGTGCTACTGGTAGTTTAACTGCATTAGATTTATCCGGTGAAGTAGAAAATTATGTTTATCCAATACACTTTAGAGAGGCTTATAAAGAAAATGAAACAGTTAAGTTTAGGTTTGGTGCTCGTAAACGATATATTAATAAGAGTTTCACTACATCAGTACAGACTGTAAGTGGTAGTTACTTTACAGAAGGTTCTGCATCATATTCTATTATTGATTTAGCAACTAACGAATCAGTTGTTCCGTTTAGTTCTTATACTTCAATGAGTTGTGATTCAGTATCACCTTATTTTAAACAAGATTTAAATGGTTTTGAACCAAATCGTGCTTATAAAATATTAATTAAAGTTAATCACAATGATAACCAAACTATAATATATGATGATGATTTTGAATTTATATTGAGGGTATAACTATGGCATATTTTCCAACACCACTTGTGCCACCGGAGACATATGCTAGGGGTCAATTTTTTACTAAAAGAAGTGTTGCACAAAA